TCTCGTAATCCGGGGTGCCGCCCTTCAACTCGAACTCGAAACCGTGCACCAGATTGGTCCACGTCTTCAGCTTGTTCAGATCGCCCTGCGCATCGCGGAACGACACGGCCATGTCAGCCCATGTCTGGAACGATGAAATGATGCCGGTCAGATGGAAGCCACGCTTCACACTGGCCGGCATCCGCCCACGGGCAGCCTGATATTCTTCTTCGGTCAGGATCCGCGGCGTCTTCACGCCATCGATCTCGTCCGACAGCCACCCATCGGGCAGCTTCATGCCCGCCTTCTGCCAATGCTCGATGTGATCGAAGCCGCAGCAGGGCGGAATTAGATGGGCCTGTTCGTGCTTGCCGTCCGGCCACTGGATGTCGCCCCACTCGGGGACGAACCGGCTACCGCACTGCGGGCACCTGAGATGGAAGCGGCGCCGATCGGAAACAGCGTATGCGCGCCCGATTTTGCTCGTGCCCTTGATCGTGGGCGTCGAGATCTTCAGCCGCTTCGACAAACCCTGCCGACGCCAGACCTTCAGGCGCTGGTCGACCATGACCTCGGGCGAGCCTTGCCCGTCGAGATCCTCGGGGAACTGGTCGAGATCGTCCTCGACCGCGTAGCGCACGGTGCGCTGGCGTAGCGACGCGGCAGAGTTCGCGCCGGCCAGCAGCACGAAGCCGTTGGACCGCGAGAACCTGATTTTGCTCTTCGTCGAGCCGTTTCCGTCCGGCGTGCCCTGCGCGCGGATCGTGCCGCCCCGGTCCGGGTTGAGCCGCGGCGTGTTCTCGACCATCGGCCAGAACTTCTCCGCCGCCCAGTCGAGCGCGGCCTTCAAGGTCGCCTGGACGAACAACATCGGCCCCGGCGCCAGATCCGAGATGAACCCGATCCAGTTTTCCGCCGATGCGGAGCCGCCCGACTGGGCACACTTGATGATGGCCGCTTCCTCGCAGGGGTCCTGCGGGGACATCGAGTCCATGATCTCCACCAATTCCGGCGCCGTCGTATGGCGCCAGGGGCCGGGGATGGGATCGTCGTCGGCGAAGCGGCGGAACTTGGTGGTCCATTCCGACAGCCACATGTCGGGCGGCGGGCGCAGGCCCGATGCGATCGACTTGTCGAGGCCTGCGACGTTCGACCTAAGAGCCGCTGCGGCAGCGTCGCCGAAGCGGTCGTAATCGAACGCCATTACACCTCCGTCTGTTCGGCTGCCGCCACCTCGTTTTCGATTGCCGCGTCGTCCGGCGTGTCGTCCTCGGCGGTAAGCACGCCTTGGTCGACCTGATCCGCCAGTTCGGCGAAGACGCGGTTTATCTCGGCGGTGCCGATCGCCATGATCGTGCGGGTGTCCCGCTCGACAGCGAGCCGTTCCGAGATCCCGCGGAACATCGAATGCATTCGCTCGCGGCACACCCGGCCTAGCTCGGCACTACGCCGGAGCATCTCGACCGCGGGCACGAGCTCGCCGGCTTCGCGCGCGTTTTTACGGCGCATGCTCGCCAGCGTTTCCTCGGCAAGGTCCGCGCGTACATGCGCAGCGCTCCGCCGACCGTCGAGAAGATCACCCCCTTCCTCAGCCGGCGCGGGCACGGCGAGCGGGAGACTGGCGCTAGGCCTGCCCCGCATCGGATCGACCCGCGCATTGATGCGCGCTTCCGTCCGCTCGACATCGACCTTGATCGCGCCGCTGGTCGGGCACTCGCCCATGACCAGCAGATCTTTCTTGGCCCAGTTCGAGACGGCCGACTTGCCGACGCCGCGATGAACGGCGAACTCGCCCTTCGTCATCAGCGTCATAAAACACCCCGTTCATGGCCGTGAACGAGTTCAGTTCACGAAGTTCAAAATTCGAAAATGCCCTTGAACACCGCAACGGTGCGACGCACTCCACCGCCCGACCCGTACACCCCCGGAAGGGACCCGTTGGGGGTGGAGGTGCGCTGATCTCCAACCCCCGAAACAGCGAAGGGCGGCGGGACCTAGGTCGCGCCGCCCTTCGAGGGTATCATCAGGGGGAACCACTGCCCTGAACCCGAAGGCCCAACCCAGCGTGTCAATAAATAGGTGGTTTTTATGCGATAGGACCACAAGAGAATGTTGCCGCTACGCACTTTCAGCCAGTTGACACACCATCACTAGGATTTCTGCGGTTCACAGCGTGGCAGATGGCAGTGATGGTGCGCGAATAGCGCATCTGGACGCCGGTGGCCCCCATGCGGATGCCCAGCAGCGGCATTAACGACCGCCACGGTATCTCACGCCGCCCGCGCGCCAGTTCACGGATCGCCAGCCCGATCAGCTTGCGATCGACTGGCGCAACCGCATCGAGCCAGCCGAAGGCTTCATCCATCTCGACGATCTCGGCGCGCGTCTGCGATGCAGGCCGGAGCGCGACGTCGCCGCTGGTCCCGTCGCCACCGCGCGCGTCATAGTCACCGGCCCAGACATCGCGGCTGATCTCCGGCCAGGCACAGCGCAGAGTCTGCCATCCGCGCTCGCGATCGGGATAGCGCCAGCAGGTCAGCATCGCCTCGACGAGCCTATCCTGCACGTCATCGAATGACATGAAGTCGCGTGGAAGGACGGCACCTTCCATCGGAGAGAGCGTGTCGAGCGGTTGTCCTTCCATTTTAACGGTCCTTTACATTGGCAAGAATGGCGGATTTCCGCCGATTGTTAGTTGTTAGAACTAGATGATTATAGAGAATGGAAGGACTGGAAGGATAATTGAGGGTATTTTCGTGTGCGCATGCGCGCACACGCGCGCATGACGGGGGGACCAAGCAAAGTCTTTCCAGTCCTTCCAAAGCCGCAGAAAAGCGCCATTTCCGTCCTTCCATCCGTGGTTCCACGTGGAAGGACGCCTCCTTCCAAATTCAAGCCTACAGCGGCTCGTCATCTGGGCAGGGTCCGGGATCGCCGTCGTAACGCGACCTATTTGAATCGCTATCAGCATAATCAGCGGCTGTCTTGGTCATCTCGATATCCAACCACTGAATACCGTTCGAAGTCTTCTTTTCGAAGCCGCGATCTTCCATAGCTCTGGAAAAACCCAACGGCTGCCATTCCGCAGCACCAGTTGCGCGCGACCACGCTTTGAAGAGCTCGAACAGGGTTGACGACTTCGAGCGCTCCCCATCGACTGCCTTAGTGCATTCGTCCAGGAAGCGGCCTAGCTGGTCGCTCTGCTCGCGATATTTCGCCGTAGCGGCCAGCACGCCTTCCGGCTCGACGAGGCCGTGCTCACGCCAATCCAGCAGGCCTTCGATCAGCCGATTCAGGATGCCGGACGCTTCCTTTTTGAGCTTCTCCGGCAAGGCCTTGTCGACCGCCTCTTTTGCGACCTGCACGTCCCATGGCACGAGCATGACGCGTCGCCAGATCCCGTCGTCATGCCCAGTGATCTTCGGCTTATGATTGCCGGAGATCGTTACCTTGAACGAGGGAAGGAACGAGAAGAAGCCCTTGTTCAGATGCCGCGCGTCAATGAGTTCGCCGCCCGTGATCAGCTTGATCAGCGCTTCAGCGAGTTTCGCGCCCTTCTCCGGTTCCGACGTTCGCAGGAAACGTATGCCGGGCAGGCGCGCCAGATCGGGCGTCGCCTCACCGCCCTTGCGCCCACGGCCCTGATCAAGGAACGTCTCGATCCCGACCGAGCCGCCATAGTCGCCGGCGATGTGGCTCCACGCGTCGACGAGCGTTGATTTGCCGTTGCGGCCCTTGCCGTGGAAGAACGCCAGCTTCTGCTCGCTGATGTCGCCGGTGACGCTCAGACCGCCCCACTGGTGGAGGAAGCGCCGCATCTTGTCGTCGGGCTGCACCACCGCCAGGAAGTTATCGTAATCCGGGCAGAGCGCTTTCGGATCGAACACGACATTGGCGATTTTGCTGATCAGATCCTCCGGGCGATGATCGTCCATGCGCATGCCCCAGCGATCGCCGGTCGTGATAGGCTTGAGCGCGCCCTCGGCCATCGCCCATCGCTTGCCCTCTTGGGTCAGCCGCAGCGTGCCGTTAAGCAAGTTGATCGCCATGCGGTCGGCGTCCATCGCATCTGCGCGGATCGCCACGTCGACAAACGATTTTACGAGGCCGGCTATACATCCGAGGCGCTGCGAGCCTTCGCTCGACTTGGCGTGATCGCGCAGCGTGTCGCTGTAATAGATAGGCACCTTGTTATCGCCGGCGCCCTTCCAGCGGACGATGAAGTCGAGCGCGGCAGTGCGCTGCTCGTCGGTAGCGTCTTCGGGCAAATCCTCCTTCAGCCCGCTCGCCGCCACAAGATCCGCCTCATGGCGTATCGAGCGCACGGTATCGAAAACGGCAAGACTGACCTTCCCCGGGATCTTGTCCTTTTCCTCGGACAGCAGCTCCCAGCGCTTTCCGTCCCACACGAACCACCCCAGTTCGTTGCAGAAGCGAAAGCGCCACGCGTGCCGCGTCCGGAATCGTTCGGCATTCCCCAGGTCGGTAGCCTGATACAACGCGCATTGGCGATCCAGCGCATCGTCCTTAGCGGGCGCAATGCGCCCCCCTGACCCCCCAGTCTGTGCCGCGGGGCTGATGGTTCCGGTTTGGAAGGGCTCGGAAATTCCATCTTCGCCGGGTCCGGGCGCGGGTTCGAACTGACCGACATCCTCGGCATAGGCATCGAGAGGCGGAACCTCGGGCGCGTATGGCGATGATGATGCTGCCCGGCCGCTATCGCGGCCGCGTGCGGTCTGTGCGCCTACGGCGCCGAGATCGCGGGGCTTTGCATTCGCGAAGCCGTTGTCGATCGCCCTCAGTGCGCCCGCCAGATCGTCATTCTGCGGCATGGCCCGCACGACCGATTCGAGGCCCGCACGAACGAAGTTCTCGGCGATCGCGCCCGCCATCACCAGACCGCCCATTTTCAGCGCGGCATGATAGATGCCCTGATTACGGCCACCCCAGCGACCACCGCCGATCGGCGTGGCGGCGAGTTCGTCCATCTCCTCCTGAAGAGCGATCTGGGCGTACCGTTTGTGACGCGCATCGACGTCGACCGGGAAGACGTCGCGCGGTACGTAGCCCGACGTCGGTTTGCCGGCATCGGCAACCTTGCGCTTGCCGGTGGGCGACCGCAGCACGGCGACCAGT